TATGGTTCGCAAAACGAAAAGTACAATTCTACAAAACGAAAAGTACAATTTGAGAGGAGATGGATTTCCATCTGAGCAGAGCGACAAAATGGCAACAGAGCTGTCGTCTAGATACAAAGAAAGAGGGGCAGTGTAGCTCTCCTCTCTCTTCTCTTTAGTGGGTTGTATATTTACTTAGGGGGTGGATCTACTTGGGGACGATTAGTAGATGTAGTCTAGATAGCGCTCGATGGTTGTAATCTGAGCGGTGCTCAGACCGCTCTCGAAGTTGGTTATGGCGGTCATAGTCGTGTCATCATTGGATTGCCTGACGTCTGGCCATCTCTGCGTCTAGTCGCTTTGAAAAGTCGCTGTACAGCTGTGCCTGAGCCTCTATCAAGCTACAGAGGTTGCGCCTAGCTTCGCTTACCTGGTCGCACACAAAGCCCCCGCCGAACGGCATCCCAGATATGTCGTAGTCCTGCATCTCTCGTGCTGAGCGGTTCAGGTTGATGCAGTAGTTGTTGGTCTGTCTGCTGTAGCTCAACAGCGTCTCCATATCCATGTCCTCTAGCGTGTAGCCCTCTAGCTCTGCCTTAATCTCTTGTAGTGTCATACTATGTTTGTTGCTTGGTTTGTATTCTGTTTTTTAGCTCTAGTGGGTATCCCTCCTTTGCTATGACAAATATACGAAAACTTCTTCACCTAGGCAAGCAATCACGCTCATTTAGAGGTATATATGCCTTCTAATGGCACAGGCGACGTGATACATCATTAGTGGTGGTACGGACATACCACAAATGTAGTGCGGGGATTGGCCGCAGAAGTCGTAGTCTAGGGGAAATGAGGAGATCTTGCAGACCTCAGCTTGGCTCAGATAGCGGGGCTGTGAGAAGTGCATGAGGCAGTCAGACTTGCTTAGGAGTGTCGGGCAAACCTTGTCTGCGTACACGTACGCATGATTATAGCTACTCCTCTTATTGCGCAGTCTGACACTGGCGTCTGCCTGCGTGCGATCTCCTACGGCTCTATGCTCCCATAGCCATCGAGCGATTGTGGACTTGATCTCTCGTCCCTGGTAGTCTGAGATCTCCTTGGCGGTCACTACTTGACTGTTTGAATAGACTTTTAGTGGCTGTTTAATGGGCGCTAAATCCTCCCTAAATGCTATAAAAAACACTCTAGCACGTCTCTGCGGTACGCCCATATGCTGAGCGTCTAAGAGGATGTGTCGCACGTTGTAGCCTGCTGCGTTGAACTCTTTATATATACGGTCTACGTAACTTTTGGCAGATCCCATGAGTAGCCCTTTGACGTTTTCTGCGACTACGACCCTTGGCCTGAGCTTGCGGGCAAGTGCAATAAAGTCAAAGAATAGCGTGTCCAAGACTTGCTTGCACTGCCCCTCGCGAAAGTGCTTGCGCACGCCCCAAGAGCGCTCTCTCAGTCCTGATATTGAGAATGTCGAGCAGGGAGGCGACCCATCGAGGATGTCTAGATTGTATAGCTCTGGAGGCAGGTCATCACGAGTCACAAGAGTCTGTATTGGCTCCAAGTAGGTCAGTCTAGGAGCTAGGTTGCGCTGGTATACCTGCATCATACGTGGGTCTATCTCGTTGCACCCGATGACATCATAGCCAGCTAGCTGGTATCCCATTGAGCTGCCACCGCCACCTGCGAAGCATGTAAATACGGTGCCAGACTTCTTCCGTGGGAACTCTGTGAGCGTCCAATTGTAGCTCTTATCGCACGACATACATTATATCGGTGTAGTGGTTGTTGGCGTTGGTGGTATTACGTCGTAGATGCTTGGTCGCTCTGCTAAATGGATTTCGGGCATTGAGTGTGCTCTCTGCCCACTCGAGTATAGGTACTAGGTCAGCTCGGGCTGAGGTGAAGTATATGACCTGCTTGCCATTGAGATGTCCTAACAGCTCTAATGTGTCTTCCAGTCTCCAGCCAGTCTGGTATTGGCTGGTGTTGGTCGCTAGGTATGGCGGGTCTGCGAGGTAGATGACCTTGGGGTCGTTGCCGCACTCGGTGATAAGGTGTCTGTAGTCGGTGTGTCTTACCTCTAGGCCTGCTAGATAATCTCTAGCAGGTGCTATCGGAGTGGTCGGGATGCTATTGTATAGCGACCTGCCAGAGAGCGCATCGATGGAGTCGCAGTAGTGCATCGTGTATAGGAGCCAGGTGGATATGGTGGTGTAGTCTATGAGTAGACCCTCCTGCTGGCAGGCGAGTAGTACATTGCAGATGCGGTGTACGGTGGCTGGATCGATGCGCTTGGAGCGAGGTACGTGAGCCACTAGGGGGAGTAATCGCTGGCGTATAGTCTCGGTCTGAGGTATTAGAGCGAGTCTATCGGAGTAGTGGTCGTGATCGTTGTATAGGACACGAGCGGAGGGGTGTATATCCTTGCAGACTCTGCTGAGTAGTCCAGAACCTCCGAAGAGGTCTACGAAGGTGGAGTCTGATGGGTATTGAGCTATCTGCCGAGCGAATTGCTGGATGAAAAATCGCTTCTGCCCTTGAAATGGCAAGGGGGCTTGGGTGTAGGTTAAATGATAGTTTGCCACGAAGAAATTGCGGTTAAGTTGCGTATTAGTTGTATCTTTGTGGCACTCTCACATCAATATATAATACGAGGTGCCAAGACACCGACACAAGAGCTATTGCTCTCCTTGTCGTGGTGTCTTGGCACCTTTGTGCGTAGGATGGATGTGAGAGTCTCCTACGTGAGGCGAGGGGAGCTTTTTTTGTAGCTCGCTCGCCTTTGGTTTGTTGCTACCCTTGGGTGGCGGAGGAGGCTGGTACGGTCTTGACCTCTCCACAGTTTGAAAAGGTTGCTGTGTAGCTTGCTTCTTCGCCTGCTGGTGAGGTGATGTCGATGGAGTCGATAATGAACTTGCCCTCTTCGAAAGTCCCAGTGTTGTCTTTGTTGCCGTATCGTAGGTCTACGGTCTTTGCTTCTTTGAGCTTGGCTAGTAGCTCAGTAGAGCCGAAAGTCTTGGAGTCACCTACGGCGACGAGAGCATCGCAAGATATTGAGACGTCGATGCGGGTGACGATCTTCTGTGCGTAGAGTGAATTCTGTACGTCTTTTGTGATGATCTGCTTGGTGGTTGTTTTACAGCTGATCTTGTGGCTCTTGGCTGCTAGTGATGGCTTGCCGTCTAGGTATAGCATGATGTCTGAGCCGTTGATGTAGGTTATATCCATAGTCTTTTGTGCTTGATGAGGTTGATGATGAGTCTATAAATGAGGTATAGGATGATGGGTGTGGCGCATCCTATGGCGTAGGGTATTGTGTTGCGGTGTGGGCGTGGGGGTGGTTGTTGTTGCTGTATGATTTTGTTTAGTTGTCGTATGGGGAGTGGCGGTACGCTGTCTTGGGTGCGGTGTGTGTCAGAGGTTGCTGAGTAGTTTGTCAGGAGGGTGCGCTCACGTATGATGAGGGTGTCTGGGGCTTGGTATATGAGTACGGAGTCTATACGGTATATGCTGTCTGTTGTGGAGAGTATGCGTATGGAGTCGTGGTAGTGGTGCTGCTCGACGGGGATGTATCGGGTGCGGCAGGCAGACAGGGTCAGGAGGAGGAGTGCTGTGGTGGTGATGTGTAGGAGGCTAAGTCTCATCGGGTGGTTGGTCTGAGTCTAGGGGGGGTGTTTGGTCGTCGGTCATCTCAGGGATGTCTTCGGGAGTTATGCCTAGGTCGCTAAGCTCTCGGAGCAGTTTGGTGCGCTCGGCTATGAGCTTTGCGTAGTCGTCCATGAGGAGGTTTACGGTGTTTCGATAGGCTCTGAGGTCTCTGTTGTGTCTTAGTCTTCGTGAGAGGTAAGCTTCGAGTATTATGGCTACCATACCTCCGGAGATGAGTGCGCCTATTATTTCGATGATTCGCTGCATGGTGTGGAGGGGGTGGAGGTGGCTGATGCTCTTTGTGTGGCTATTATTAGCTTGTGGACTTGCTCTTCTTGTTTCTGTACCTCTTGGATGAGTATCTCTATCTGTCGTGAGTAGCTAGAGACACGGATGTAGTAGCCGATGAGGTAGCCGATGAGTAGTCCTAGGAGGAAGAATAATGTGTCTATCATGGCGGGTGGTGGTTGGCTGTTAATTAGCTAATGGCTAAAAGCTAGATTAGTGTGTAAGCTTTGCTCCAGGTCTCCTGGGGGACGCTCTGGCCGTGCTCGACGATGGTCATGGCGGCTGCTAGGGCGATGAGGGTCTCTTGGGTTGCGGTGAGGGGCTCGTTGGGGCTGATGCCGAGTGTCTTGGCGACGGTTCGGATGTATGCTTCGGTGTTGTTTTCGCTGGGGGGAGCCCATCGAGCGATGATCTTGCGTATGGTGTTGCAGCGGTGGGTGATGATGTACCTGCGTAGCTGCTTGAGCATAGCGCGACAGCCTAGCTCAATGGAGGAAAAGTGACAGAAGGGAGATCCTGGCGGGGTGATCTCTCCTTGCCACTTCTCGCGCCGTGGGCGTATGTTGCCAGGGTTGTTTCGTTTGATGGTCATGATTTTAGAGGTTAGAGATTAGAGGTTAGAGGTTAGAGATTAGGGATCGGAGGTCTAATATCTAACCTCTAACCTCTCAAGTCTACTCGCTTAGCGTGTCGGTTACTCCATCGTCATCGATGACGTAGATGCCCTTGAGGTCTTTGCGTATTACGGCGCCACCGGCGCGTAGCTCTCCGGATATGATGTCTCCGTAGTAGGTGGGGTCTTTTTCGTTTTCAAAGAGTGTCAGGGGGCTCATGGCTCGTGAGAGGGAGTTTTTGTGCCAGGCTAGCATCTCGACCTTGGCGGGTAGGAGGTACTCGCTGACGATGTTAAAGCCGTATAGCGAGCCTAGTATGCCTTGAGCGGAGTCGGCCGATGCTGAGAATGCGAACTGCTCTTGTGATGATAGCTCGCCTAGGAGGGTGTAGTAGCTGTCGGGCGAGAGCATGACGTATCGGTCTGCCTGGGGTACGGAGTCTGTGGCAAACTGTCGTGCAGCATCTAGGATCCACTCTTTGACGGTCTTGCTGCCTTTGGCTACGGGCTTGGCGCCGGCGATCCACTTGGCGAAGGTGTCTTTGGAGACGGTGTCGTAGAGGTGGGCGCGGTTTTCGCTGACGACGCTTTGGCGCTTGTTGTACGATAGCTCGACCTGCTCAGCGTTTGTGATGAGCATGGGGTATATCTTGTAGTCGTCGATGGTGTATGTCAGGTCGATGTCTTCTCGTGCGGAGACGGAGAGGGGCAGCTGGGTAGCGTTTTTGGCTATTTTGCTGGGTGCTCCTGCGTTGGGTACGTGTACGATTTTGTTGTCAACGAAGTCTGAGTGGTCTACAGACTTGGTGATGGCCGATGCGGTGCCAAAGAGGTCACCGATGATTGCGTTGATCCAGATTTCTGTGGTTAGTGCCATGTAGAGATTAGATGTTAGAGGTTAGAGATTAGGGGGCTGTTGGCTAGCTAATGGCTAAGAGCCAAAGGCTAAAGGCTATTCAGGTTTGTATTCGGTGCCAAATCGTGCGCGAAACTTGTCGCAGAATGTCTCGTAGTCCGTGGCTCGTAGCTCAGCTAGTAGTCCCTTGCGGTCTAGCTCGTCCCAGGAGCCGTCGTATCGGTCAGTGTGAGCTGTTGCGGTCTTGGAGTGCTGTAGCTGATCTGATAGGGAGCTACGTGTGGCGAGGTCTGCGAGTATGGATGCGCATAGCTCGGGGTCGGTGTCGTAGAGGTCGGTGTAGCGCTGTCGCTGGTCGGCGGTTATCTTACCAGTTTGGATGGCGTCTAGTAGTAGTGCCTCTCGCCGTGCTTGGTGTGCATCGTCGATGGTCTTGCGGAGTGCTTTGTTTTGAGTAGCTAGGTCTACGATGGCTTGTGATAGGTCATCGATGGTTGCTCCACTAGTTAGACCTAGTGCTTCGAGTGCTGGAGCGGAGAGTGCTAGTGTCTCTCGCTCGGTGTGGGTAGGTGTTTCGGTGTTCATATTTATATTGCTCTTGAGTTGCTGTAGGTATGAAGCTTCGTCGGTCACGGGGGTGCCGTCTTGGTGGTATAGCTTGACGGCACCCCTATTCGATGGGATCGTGACGATCGAGACCTCTACGAGCTCCCACTCATCGACGGTGTCGTGCTGGTCGCTCATCTGCATATTTTTGATGAAAAAGCCTGCCGAGCATCCCTTGAGGAATCCTGCCGAGAGCTTGCGATGCACTTCGCAGCTGAGGGGGTCGCCAGGGTCAAAGCGAAAGGAGCCGATGAGCTTGCTCTCCTCGATGCGTAGCTGCTCGCATACACCTATGCTACGCTCTAGATCGTGCATGTAGAGGCATATAGGGTTTAGATCGTAGCGTGTGCGGTCTAGCCCGCTGTTGAGGACATTGTATCCGCGATCGTTGACGATGCTCTCGTCGTTGATCACGAGGTCGATGAGTGGGAGTTGCTGCTGGGACATGAGGGGGGGGGAAAATGTTATTACACTGCAAAGGTCGCTCAAGAGTGCAACTATTTGCAAACCAATTGAATATCCGTTACCATGCAGTTGGCTATACGGGGAGGTGTACTTTAACTTTGCCCTCGAATTAACCTTCCAACCCCCAAGATTACTATGCAAGATCAGCAATCGACATCGTCCCTCATCATACAGGGGCAGCGCTACCCACTAGTCATTACGATGGGAGCCTTCTTAGAGTTCAAGCGTCTGACTGGTCGTGAGGCGAGCCAGATCACCTCCGACGATCTGAGTGACACGATCACCTTCGTTTACTGTGTAGCGCGCAGTAGCGCCCGCAGAGAGGGGTATGAGTGGCCATACGACAGCCCCGAGGCTATGGCCGATATGATGACTCCTGACGAGCTCTCACAGGTCACTCTAGCACTCTAGTAGTATCGCTAGGAGCGTATGATCTACCTACGTCCGTCTCGCCGCATCACGCCTCCAGGGGAGGTCGACCCGATCATCGATAGGATCGATGTCCTAGAGGAGTATATGCGCGGATTGCAGCGTGAGCGTACCCCTTTCACCCTCGTCATAGAGAGCGAGCATGGCTCAGAGCTAGACGAGGACGGGGTGCGTGAGACGGTGCTACACCTGCGCATCTACGGGCATGACGGCAGTGACCTGACCGATCTCTTGCCGGCAGACTTTGCCCCAGAGTGGTATCGAGGCACGACGCAGGTAGGCGTGGGTATGTCTCTCGTGGTCACCTGGCAGGATATCAGTCAGTTTCGCACCACCTACTCGGTGACACTCACAGCGTGGCGCATCTACAAGGCATTATCGACACAAGAGCTTATAGAGCCAGGCATACAGCGTCTCCTCAGCGAGATCACCTGTCGTGGAGTGTACACGCTACAAGGCTCTCAGCAGCTCCATATCATCGATGAGCGCCTCTCACTCATCGCAGGTAGCTTGGTGCAGCTCAACCAGCAGTACAGCGTCGAGGCTCGTACCTCTGGATCGCCTATTCTCAAGGAGCGCACAGATACCTATACGATCGAGTGCCGAGTCGTGCATACCCCCTCAGGACGAGACTATACGCCACTCCTACTCGGAGAGAATAAGCGCATCACGCCTCGATGGTATCGACGCAATAAGGAGGGGCGAGACCGCATCGGCATCTCGGACAGCCTATGGGCCGCCAACCATCTAGGTGCTGCCAGCGTGGTCATCACGCGTGATGACTTCCAGAGTGCCTGCACTGTGGGCTACACCATAGATCGTGACGAAATACTAGCAGCTATCAAGGAACTAGAGATTAGAGATGAGAGATTAGACATTAGACATTAACAATCAAAACCTAATACACAATGGCAACAATACTCGAGTGGCAGAGCCACATCACCGACTCCACCGACCGGGACACAATCCTCGTCAACATAAATGCCCTAGAGCACCTCGCTAACGGCATTATGGGAGACACCAGCCTATCAGCCAACTTTGCTACACTCCGTGAGGGCATCAAGACTGGCACCATAGCTCCTGATCAGTGGACGCAAGACAACTCCTTTAAGGTGATCTCGACCAAGCTGACCAACCACACCACGACGCTCACGCAAGATCTCTCGACCGCTAAGACAGACATCACTAAGAAGCTCGACGCATCGACCTACAAAAACTTCATAGCGGGCGACTTCAAGACCGCCAGCGACCGACTAACCTCTGCCGAGGGAACCATCAAGAACCACACCACAGCGCTCGGCAATAAGCTTGAGGCATCAACCTACAAAAACTTCCTAGCGGGCGACTTCAAGACCGCTAGCGACCGACTAACCTCTGCCGAGGGAACCATCAAGACCCACACCACAGCGCTCAGTAACAAGCTCGAAGCATCAACCTTCAATAGCTTCAAAAAGCAGATTGGTACCCTCCCCACCGGCAAGACTCTCTCTCAGCAGATCCAAGAGCTACCCACCAACAACAAAGTCTCCCAGATGCTCAACGATCGAGATCGAAACACCTACTCCGTAAAGGTCTTTATCGATGGGCAGATACGCAACGGCAAGATGGACGTAGGAAACCCCAAAGACCCCACCACACAGCAACAAGCCGTCCTGCACTATGCTCAGGCCAATAACTTGCTGATGGGACAAGCGGCCGCAGATTTTTACAACAGCCTCAAGTGGACGGTCAATAAGGGGCGCACCACAGACCCCAAGGAGCGCACCGTCACCGGCTCCAGATGCTATGTACTCGCCAAGGATATAGTCACCCCCACAGACGGCTCAGCACCCTACTACGACATACAGCTCGAGCGACTCACGTAGGCGGTGGCTCACAAGACGAAGACAATCTAGGCGTCTAACCACGTGTAACCCTTTGTCTAGTGAGAGGGCGTCCGTTGTAGTACCAGCGAGACGACCCCCCGAGCGTCCCTACATCTTTTCCCCTCTAACCTTTAATATCTAATATCTAAAGTCCATGATCGAGTACACCGCACGCATCACATCACAAGACACCATCCGAGTGGGAGGACGCAATCTAATACGGGCAGGATACTTTAATAAGCTATGGTTCGGTAGCGACACCGCTAAGTCTTTGACAATAGACAGCAAGGAGATGAAGATAACCATTGTTGCGAAAGACAAGTGGAACTCGTGGTCGTGGCTTAATAATCTATCTGCGTACACGACTATAGACTTAAAGAAGGAGCTGGGAGAGTACACTCTCTCGTTTAGCGTCCGAGGACGTGGTACATTTGAGTTCGGAGTAATTCCGGACTATCCAAACAAAGGGACCAGTTCAAAAGTCGCCCACACTATAACTGATGATTGGCAGAGAGTATCCGTTTCTTTCAAGAGGTCGATTGAGGCAAACTCACTATTCTATGCTCAATCACCCAATCGAGAATACGGAGTTGTAGGCGATTGGGTACAATTCGCAGACGATTGGAAGCTCGAGCGAGGCACCATAGCGACCGACTGGACGCCCGCCCCCGAGGACTTAGACAACAGAATCAGCAATGTGAGCACGAGCTTGACCTCGCTCGCTAGCACCCTACTAGACCCCAACGAGGGCGATATACCCCAGCTCTTCAGACAGCAGGATCAGCTAGCCAACAGCGTCAAGGACAAAGCCGACAAGCTAGAACTAGCCAACAGCGTATCCTCTCTACAAGGAGAGATCGATAAGAGAGCCCTAGGACTGCACCTCGACAACGCTTTCGCTTACATAGCCAACATCGTCAAAGAGATCGACAGCTCACGGAGCTATACCATATCCGATAGTGGGTACATATCTAGCTCTGTGCACAATAGTTGTCGCAACGTCAGCAAGGAGGTGACTCCATCTAGCATGGCCTGCAGAATACCCAACACACAGCCTCAGATACGCCTCACGCTACGCTCCGACCCCGACGCTCTCAAGCGACAAGTAGACTCCCTCACAGCGCAACTCACCCAGCTCCAAGCCACTACAAAGATTACCCCCGTCCTCAACACAGACACACGCAAGCGGAGTGGTAGCACCACACTATACCCACGATACGGAGACTGGCTCCTCACCAGCGATAGCGCTGATCAGTACATATCCTTCTCAGGGCTCCGAGCTGAGATCGGTCGCTCCATCTACATACAGACACGCCGCAAAGCCTACCTCTCGGCAAATGGGCACTCCTTCTACGGCTTGCCAGGTAGCTCGACAAGCGTCAATCAGTGGCTATCGAACAACACCACCTACCGCTTCGTGCGAGCCAGCGCTACAGCATGGCTCGTCACCTCCAGCTCCTCACCCTATCCGTGGACGTAGTAGAGGTTAGATATTAGAGGTTAGACCTTCCTCCTCTAATCTCTAACCTCTAATATCTAACTTCTAATCTCTCTCTCCCCTCTAACCTCTAATCTCTAACTTCTAACCTCTAATCCCCCCATGCCCTACACCCGATACATAGCCTACAGTGGCAGCGACACCATCGTCCAGCTCATGCGGCACGGAGCCACCGACGTCGACCCACAGCGAGAGATAGCCCTCTCGGGAGCCAGCCCGATCATCCTAGAGTTAGAGACACGCGAGCCGCTCGAGCCACGCTGGCGACAGCGCTGCTCCATCACCCTCCTCTCCGAGAGCCACTACGCATACGAGCACATACTCCACGACTCCCGCCCCTGGCACCTCATCGTCACGCATCGCAATGAGCGCATATTCCGAGGTATCATACAGCCCGGTCTATACGAGGAGCAGTACACCGCACTCCCATACGATGTGACCCTCACAGCCGTAGATGGGCTAGCACTCCTAGACGACTACGAGCTCCGTATCAGAGCGCTACAGACCAACGCCTACGGACTCATCTCCCTCTACGATCTGCTCCAAGCAGCCATACAGCGCATCCCCTCACCCAGCCTCTCGCTCCCGCTCACCATCTCCATCAGCGACACACTCCGCCAGATGCTCGCCGAGAGCTACATAGCTCCCGAGATATACCTCACCGAGGGAGCTGACAATAGCCGTACCTACGCCCATCTAGGCGAGATCGTCGACGGCATACTCTCCTCACTAGCCCTCACCATAGTACCCCACCAAGGGCAGTACCAAATCTACGAGACCACACACCACACCCCACACAACTTAGCCCTCGAAGAGCCTCCACACCCGCTCATCGAGTCAGCAACCCTCGCATCTGACAGCGCACTGGGCTCCGTACGCATCACCCTACCCACCGATAGGACAGACAGTTACACCATCATCAAGCCCCCACAAGCACCCCTACCCGTAGCCCAGCCCTACAATTGGTACAAGACACTGCCCACACTCAGCATACCCCTCCAGGAGCTGTCTGCCACAGAGACCCTAGCACGATCAGCTCGCAAGAGCCAGACACACGACAGCCTCATCGTAGACTACAAAGACGAGGAGGCCATCGCCATCGCCCTCCCATACCAGCTACCACGAGGTGCCAAGGGATTTAAGATAGCCATCGAGATAGGCTTCCCCGGCACTACCTGGCCCGAAGATGAGCACGACCAGATACAAGGAGTCATCGAGAGCCACCTAGCAGACGAGCTGTGGAGAGGCACTATGCAGGCCACCTGGACACACCACATGTACGGATACAACATAGGCAAGCCACAAGGCTGTCGGTCACTACCCGCCGTACCGGAAGAGGAGCGTGCCGAGCCAAATGGTCAGACCATCGCTTACTACTACGGCAAGGTGCGAGACCAAACAGCCTCCTACACCTCCCGCGCAGCTCAAAACGCTCACCGCACGAGCCTGACACACCTAGACTACTCGCAGTACCACAACGAGATAAACCGCCATCTGCCGTGGAGCTATGTCAATACCGACGACCTGCGGGGCGGAGCTCTAGCCACCATGCAGTGGGAGGTCTACGCCCCCTTTCCGCAGACCATCGAGTGTCACGACAAGGAGATGCAACTATATAGCGACTACAAGCACTACACCTTTACGCCCCGCTACCTCATCGTCTACCTGCCGATGCGCTTCTGGCGCATACGGGGTGGCGACAACATAGGCACCTTCGCGCCCGGCCAAGTAGAGATAGGACACATCTCCATCGATCACCTATGGCGACGAGACCCTCAGTACGAGAGCTATCTAGACTGCGACCGCGATGACGGCTACCTCAGACAAGGCGACGAGATAGCACTCAGCTACACCACCCAGATGCCCCGCATAGCACTCTCGCCAGCACTCAAAGGACTACTCCGAGATGCCCAGGGAGGCGCCCTAGAGCGTCTTCCCAAGATCAGCATCACACCCGCAGAGCGTGTGGCACGAGCATTCTTCGCCCTCTTTGGCAGCCAGAGCGACCGCATCACCTGCACCACACTCACAGAGAGCTGTATAGAGCCAGCGCAGAGCTGTACGCTACGAGGACGAGTTGGACACAGCTACTACGTCTTAGGCTATCGATACGACATAGTCCAGGGAGAGACTGAGCTCACCCTACGCAGCCTACCCAAAAAGCTAGAGACCACACAATATGCCTAGCATCGAGGAGACACTAGCCACAGCCATCATCGAGGGGGGAGTCAGCTATAGCGACTTCCTCCTACTCACCCTAGACGAGTGGCGCGCCATAGCAGAGGCCATCACAACCCACCAGGAGCGCACCTATCGCAACCAGTGGGAGCAGACCAGACTCATCGCTTGGCACGCCATAGCACCATACCTCAAGGAGGGCGTATCTATCTATCAGATGCTACCGCTACCTTGGGACCCACCACAAGAACATAACCACACCGACAAAGCGCATGAGCGACCCTCAGACGAGGAGATAGAGCGCATGATGCGCCGATTCGGAAATTAGAGGTTAGAAGTTAGACCTTCCCCCTCTAATCTCTCCTTTCCCCTCTAATCTCTAATCTCTAAAGCCATGACCACCCTAATCCGCCCCCAAACCATCGAGACCATTCTAGAGCGACTCGCCTCCATCGAGCAGATCCGATACGTAGCTCTCGATCAGGGACAGCTCGATCAGTACAGCGACAGCGAGACAGCTCGTCCCCCCATCGCCACCCCAGCCCTGCTCGTCTCACTCACAGGCGAAAGCATCGCACCTTACAAAGGTTGCTCAGAGGCGATCCTAACGATCGACATACGCCTCATCACCGACTGCTCTACCGTAGCCAACTATGCAGCACCCAGCCAGCACATCGCAAAAGCAACGACGCCCTACAGCCTCATACCAGAGGTCGTAGAGCGTCTCACGGGAATAGATAGCGAGATGGCCTATCTAGGATTTGACGAGGGCATGCGTCAGCGCACCCTCTCAGAGCTCAAGCTGCACTTTCGCTTGCGAGGCTTACTGCATGAGTGAGTGCGATGACGGCTCAGTGTAAAACAACCCTGGCTGCACCCAGCGCACATGCTCCGGACGACTCATAGCCTGACGCATACGCTCTCGCTCACGAGGTACATCAACCTTGAGCATCTTCAGATAGGTGCGATAGCAGCAAGGATAGAGCGGGTAGACCTTGTGTCGCCACACTTGCATATAGCAACGATCTAGACGCTCTGGCTCGTAGTACTGAGCAGTAAGCCGCTGGACGAGCTCCACACGGCGCAAGTAATTCTCATGTAGCCCCTTATTCTTACTTCCTTTCATAGCACCACAAAGTTAAGCAAATAGACCTTACCACCATGAGTACCAACACATTCACCCCACGAGACCCCGCCAAGTACGACCTCGCACGCAGACTATACATGGACAAAGTTCCCATGAAAGAGATAGCCCAGCGCGTCGGCACCACACCTCAGACCCTCTCCTCCTGGAAGCGACGAGGCGCATGGCAAGAGCATCGCACAGCCGAGCTCCTATCCCCACGACGTCTCTACCGCAAGCTACTCACACAGCTAGACAGCCTCATAGAGATGGGCGCCCCCGCTGATACGGCAGACGCCATCTCTAAGATATGCAAGCAGATCAAAGAGTTACAGCACGAGACCACCGTAGACGACATCATCAGCGTCTTGAGTGGCTTCGGTGACTGGCTTATACAGCGAGGCAAGGAGCTAAGCACAGACACAGCCTTCGTGCAGGAGCTGACTCGCCTGCAAGACATCTATGTGCAGGAGTGCTTACAGCGAGATAATCTACTAGACCCCAACGACCAATAGACCCACCACACGCCATGGCAGACATCATCAAGCGCATACGCATCGAGGCCGACATAAGACAGGCCACACAGGCGGTCTCAGATATTTCAGCAGACATACAGGAGCTCAGTAGCAAGGCGCAGGGACCCCACAAGGTGCCACTCGACACGAGCAAAGCGCAAGAAGCGGTAAATCAACTAGACGACAAGCTAGAAGAGACTTCCGAGACGGCCGAGAAGCCTCGCGAGGTGCCTCTCGACACGAGCAAGGCGCAAGAAGCTGTCGACAAGCTAGACAACAAGCTAGAGGATGCAGGACAAGAGGCACAGCAGACCGGCGAAAAGGGTTCACAAGCCTTTGACGCCATAGATAAGTCGATACGCAACATCGAGCTGACTAGCCTTATCCAGCAGGTGCAGATGGTAGGCGAGACGCTCGGCAAGCTAGCCTCGCCAGCTGTGGACTATGAACAGTCCATGGCCGACCTCTCCGCCATCACTGGCTCTGTAGGCGACGAGCTGGAGGATCTCAAGCAGACCGCACGAGAGGTGGGCAAGGCTAGCGGACTAGGCGCAAGCGAGTCGGCGCGAGCCTTTGCTATCCTCGCAGGTCAGATAGACGTTCCCATCGATGCGCTCAAGGAGCTACAGCGTGAGACCATCACGCTAGCACAGGCGGGAGCCCTGCCTCTCGAGGACGCTGCCAACGCGGTGGCAGGGACGATCAATCAGTTTGGCCTGGAGACGTCTGAGGCATCTCGTGTGGTCAACGTCCTCGCAGCTGGTTCGCGGGTTGGTGGTGCTGAGGTGGTCGACCTCTCCGAGAGCTTCAAAATCGCGGGTGCAGCTGCTAATGCGGCGGGCGTTTCAATTGAAGAGACGGCAGGCGCACTGGAGGTTTTAGCACAAAACAACACCAAGGGAGCCGAGGCAGGTACCGCTATGCGCAACATGCTCGTCGCCATGCAGGCGAGGCTAGGCATCGATGTCTCTAAGACCGGCTTCGTGGGTGGTCTGAAGATTATCCAGCAGGAGCTAGACAAGATGCAGAGCCCCGTAGAGCGTACCACCTTCCTTGCTAAGGCTTTCGGCAGAGAAAACATGGTGGCAGCGCAGTTTTTGTTGTCCAACGCTGACGCTGTTGAGGAGATGACCACAGCGGTCACTGGCACCAACTCAGCCATGGAGCAGGCGGAGATCCGCAACGATACCTGGGCGCACAAGATGGAGGTGGCGCGTGCCAAGATTGACGACGTGCTCATCTCAATGACCAGTCTCTCGGGGTCGCTTCTCCCGATGGCAGGCATCATAGGCGAGCAGGTGAGCAAGTTCTCGGGGCTTATCCCGATCATCGCTGCCGCCAGCAAGATGCTCCAGGGTTTCTCGATTAAGACAACCGTCGCTACGGTCGCTCAGAAAGGGCTCAACGCCGTACTCCGTGCCAATCCTATCGGAGCGGTCGTCACCGCTATATCGGCGCTCGTGGCAGGTGTGGTCTATGCATACAATCACTTCGAGGGTTTTCACCAGTCGGTACAAGAGACGTGGGGCAAGCTACAAGCGCTGTGGAGTATGCTCTACGAGCGTCTTAAGCCCGCTTTTGACCTCATTGGTAAGATTGTCGGTGGAGCTATCAAGATCGCCTTTGGGTGGCTTGCCAAGCAGCTAGAGATCGTCTGCACGGTCATCGGAGTCGTGGCAGAGGGGATTATGGACTTGATCCAGTGGTTTGACAAGCTCCTAGCACCTATCGACAGGGTATGCCGTAAGCTGGGCGAGTATCTCGGTCTGCGAGACAAGGCTGCAGAGCAACCAGCGCAGCAAGGCGCTAATGCGAGCCAAGAGGCGTGGCGCTTTCAGCTGGCGAACCTCGACAAGCAGATCCAAGAGACCCAAGCGGAGATGCAGCGTGTAGGCATCCTAGACAAGAGCTATCAAGCTCTGCAGAACAAGCTGGCGAATCTCAACAAGCAGCGGCGAGACCTACAGCTAGCACACGCCAGCTCTACCCCGACTGCTCCTGCTGCGAATAGCCCGCTTGCGGAGACTCTCCCCACAGATACGGGTGGCGCAGGCTCTGCCGAGCAGCAGAAGATCTACAACCTCACCACCATCGAGGGACTGCAAAACAACATCTCCCGTCTGCAGGAGCGTATGCAGCGGGCTTCGCTCGATGAGGCTGTCACGATGCAGCGCAAGGTCAATGAGCTCCAGAAGCTCCTCAAAGAGCTACAAAGTGCGATCTCGGTAGGTGCCTCGGTAGATCCTTCATCGATGGGGCAAAAGATTTCGGGCAAAGCTCCCTCGCTCAAGGCTGTGCAAGGCTTTGACATAAAGGGTGTCACCGAGGGAGCTGCCGACCAACTCTACAAAGCGACTAAGCGCGCACTAGAGCGTACGGCTAAGCTCTGGACTTCTTTTGCCAAGGGGGTACAGTCTAACCTCCAGGGTATCTCCAGCATTATGGGGACGCTAGGCAATATCGTCTCGGGCAACGCTAGCTCATGGTTACAATGGGGTGCCAACGTCCTATCGGCCATCGCAGGAGTACTGCCACAGCTCCTAGCACTCTTCACGGGCAATATATCCGTCGCAGCCTCTGAAGCGGCAAAGAGTCAGTCAGGCATCCCCATCATCGGCCCCATTGCAGCCGTTAGCGCTGTAGCCAGCGTCGTAGGCGCACTCCTCTCACTGCCTAAGCCGACAGCCTTTGCCGAGGGTGGTATCGTCTCTGGCCCCACCTACGCTCTCGTAGGCGAGTATCCTGGAGCGACAAACAACCCCGAGGTGATCGCTCCGCTAAACAAGCTCCGATCGCTCATCCAGGAGCCTTCGAGAGATAACAACATGGGTGGCGAGGTGACCTTTCGCATCGAGGGCAGGCACCTCGTAGGCATCCTCAACAAGGAGTCTCGCCTGCACCGACTATCCTAATTTATAACCCCCTAAACACCCTCTAAATGGCTACTAAAAGGACGCTCAAAAGACCCTCCAAGGAGCTACTCCAACGCTGGAATGACCGTGTGGCACTCATACAGAGTACTACCTTTGACATTGCAGAGACGGAGGCTGATAGAGAGCAGCGCATACAGACTGCTCTTAAGGACTACAACTACTTCTGTCGTACTTACTTCCCCCATATCTGCACCACCGATTGCGGAGCCTTTCAGATAGACGCTGCGCACAAGATAGCCGACGATGACCGTTTGCGTGGACTCTTCGAGTGGGCACGTGGTCACGCTAAGTCGACGCATATAGGCTGTCTCATACCGCTCTGGATCAAGGCGAGAGCTAAGCGGGGACTATCGCGAGGCTTTGACTTTATGGTCGTAGTCTCTAAGAGCGAGGACAGCGCCACTGCTCTCCTAGGCGACCTGCAGGCTGAGCTAAGTCACAATGATGCTTATCGCACAGACTTTGACATCAAGACCGAGAGAGGCGATGAGTGGCAGGCGGGACGATTCTCGACGGCCGATGGCACTACCTTCGTCGCACTAGGACGAGGACAGTCGCCTAGAGGTCTCAAAAAGCGTGGACTACGACCCAACCTCATCGTCATCGACGATATCGATGATGATGAGCTATGCGAAAACGATGCGCGCACAGCTAAGGCGTACAACTGGATGATGTCGGCACTCTTTGGCACGATGGCAGCTGGGCGAGGACGCTTTGTCCTCGTGGGCAACCGCATCCACAAGCGCTCCATACTAGCACGCTACGCTGAGCGTCCAGGTATCTACCACACGGTCGTCAATATACTCGACAACCGTGGAGAGGTCACCTGGCATCAGAACTACACCCTCTCGGAGGTCGACGAGATGCGACAGACGATGGGTGAGCGCAACTTTGCCAAGGAGTATCTCAATGCCCCAATCACCGAGGGGAGCGTCTTCCGCCCCGAGTGGATCAAGTATGGCAAGATGCTCCCGCTCTCTAAGTACCAGCGCATCGTAGCCTACACAGACCCCTCCTGGCGTAGCTCCAAGCAAAACGACTACAAGGCGACCATCGTAGTGGGTAAGACACACGAGGGCTACTACCACATACTCAAGGCGTACGCAGCTCAGACTACTGTCAAGGCGATGGTCGCTTGGCACTACGACATAGAGGCGTGGGCAGCAGGCAAGGCGCACATACGATACTGGATGGAGGCTAACCTGATACAGGAGCTACTCCTCACAGAGTTTTACAAGGAGGGCTGCATACGAGGCAGTCAGATGGCTATCACACCTGACAAGCGTCGCAAGCCCGACAAGTTCTCGCGTATAGAGGCTCTACAGCCACTCTTCGAGCGGGGCTTTGTCGTGATGAGCGAGGCTGAGCGGGACACGCCTGGTATGGCTGTACTCATCGAGCAGCTACTATCCATAGACCGAGGTAGCAAAGTGCACGATGATGCCCCCGATGCGCTCGAGGGTGCCATCTACAAGCTCAACCACGGTTCGATGGGCGATGCCTCTGGAATGCGCTATTTCGTACCCCCTGGAGCTGATAGACGCTTCTAGCGATGCTCCACGAGGTGACGAATCGATTTTAAGGGGTGTACCCCCCGTTTAGGATTTCATATCGTTTTCGCAATGATAACTAGTCTACCCCCACTAGAGATATGCGCTAAAAACCGCCTTAAAATGCGTCACCTCATATAGCACCCCACCACACAACCCCAAAATAAGCCCCTCGGCAACCCCGCACGGCATAGCTAACTACCCGATTTAACAGACACTTAAACAGTTTACACCCTCAAAATATGATCGTATCACCACAAGAGATGACCTCAGCCATCGACTCTTACAAGCTCGATGAGATCACAGACCACAACAACGCCATCACCGACACCTGCCTACGTGCTGCCCAGCAGAAGGTGCTCTCATACCTAGCCAATAGATATGATGTCACAGCTATCGCATCGATGAGCAGTAGCCAGCCCGAGGTGGCTGACCTAGCAGAGATTATCAAGGATATAGCTCTCTACTACATCATACGCAGACACAATATAGACCTAGCCTACACATCGGTCGTAGAGGTCTACAAGGAGCACCTCAACTACCTAGAGCATGTCGCCAAGGGTACCATATCGCTCGTGGGGCTACCCACCCGCAAAGAGGCTGACGGCAAGACACCCTCGGCAACAATAGCCATGGGGTCGAGACCTAAGAGAGACTTCGCATACTAACCTTACACACCACTACACACTATGAATAGTACCAAGAAAGCTACAGGATCGGCTCAGCTGATAGATCGCATCACACGCCGACAAGCCTACGACACGGCTCGTGATATGGCAGACTGGAGACGAGCCAAGAGAGAGGCTAAGAGGATCGAGCGACCACGTCGCATACGTCTAGTAGAGCTACTCGAGGAGCTACTCCACGACACGCATCTATCCTCTCAGGTAGATCTACGTATAGAGAGATCGCTCGAGAGACCCTACACAATCCAAGACAGCAGCGGAGTATGTGACGAGGAGAGGACTCGTATGCTCTCTGCTCTGCCAGCCTGGGGTGACCTACTCAAGACGCTACTGATGACGCCTATGTGGGGGCACTCGGTTATGGAGATAACGCCTACGGGCGATGACCAGCTCTTTACCTATACGCTCATACCGAGACAGCATGTAGTGCCTCAAGAGGGGATCATACTGACAGACCTCTCTGACGATGACGGGATACACTACAGAGAGCTACGAGAGTATGGTACCTCGATCATTGAGGTGGGGGCGAGAGAGGATCTGGGGGTACTCTTCGACTGTGCCCCTGACACGATCTATAGGATGCACGCCAAGGCGTCGTGGTCTGAGTTTTGCGAGATATACGGCATACCGCCTCGCATCTTGAAGATGGACACGCTCGACACGGAGGCATTCAACCGTGCCGTGCAGATGATGAAGCAGATGGGCGCGGCAAACTGGGCTATCGTCGACCAGACGGAGGAGCTTACCTTTGGCACAGGCGTATCGGACAATGGCTCTATATTCCAAAACCTCATCACAGCTGCCGAGCAGTCTGTCTCGCTCAAGGTATGCGGGGCGGTCGTCGGGCAGGATACACTCCACGGCAATAGATCTAAGGAGGAGTCTGCGCAAGAGCTCCTAGACAGCAAGTGCGCTGCCGACAGGCGCCTGCTAGAGCGTTACTGCAATACGATCGTCCTGCCTGCACTCTATAAGATGGGTGTACTACCGGATGGACTCAGACTAGTCTATGAGGGTGAGGACGATACGGAGACTCTCTTCCAGCGCACCGCGCAGCTCCTACCGCACTATGAGGTCGACCCAGAGTGGATACGGGAGCGATTTGGCGTAGAGGTGACAGGACGACGAGAGACGCCTCTAGCTCCGATGCTACAAGCCTCAGCCAACCGCCAACAGCTAACCGCCAACAGCCAAGAGCTAACAGCCAACGCGGAAGACCCTTTTTTCGGCTAAGGGAGAGTAGGAGTAGGTATCGCAGGCTCGATCAGCTACTCTCCCAGCTATACGGCACCCACTGCTCTTGTCCCACCTGCCTAGCTGCTCACTCTGACGCAGATGAGGAGGAGCGAAAGAAGCCACAGAAGACGCCAGCACCGCAGATCCCTGAGCGTATCCTCAAGCGCGCCTATAGGGTCGTAGTGCGCCAGGAGGAGATGACCCCAGACACGCTACAGCAACCTGCCGTCAGAGCACTGATACAGCAGACGGCCGATGTGCTAGGAACTCCTCTGGACGATGCTACCATCGAGTACAAGATACCTGATGAGATGATGCACTCACTCAGGGAGGATGTCTTCGTCTTCTCGGGCTTCAAGACCTACCACCAGCTCAAGGAGGCTTCCGAGCTACTTCTAGACGAGCAGGGACGTGTCAAGAGCTTCAACAAGTTCTACCAAGACGTCTCGGGCATCAGAGAGAAGTACAATCGCAACTGGCTCCACGCTGAGTACAACTTTGCCGTCAGCTCCTCGCAGATGGCGGCTAAGTGGGCAGAGCAGTCGGCCGATGCAGATATATGCGACCTTATGTACAGCACCGCTGGTGATGACAAGGTGCGCCCCGATCATGCGGCACTCGATGGGGTGACGCTACCCGTGGAGGATCCCTTCTGGTCGTACGCCTACCCGCCCAATGGGTGGAACTGTCGGTGCAACGTCATACGCTCGCTCAAGGGCACCCGCCCGCTCTCTAACTCCGAGCGGTGTCAGGAGACCTTTATGCAGACGACCGAGGGGCGCGAGGAGATCTTTCGCTATAATCCTGGGCGAGACAAGGTACTCTTCCCACCGCACCACCCCTACTACGGCAAGCGTGGATACAAGCACTGCCTCAATCCCCACCTCGCCACCTCACTAGGCGACAACCTCGAGTGCGAGATACATGGCAAGCTCAAGCAAAAATATGTACCCCAAAAGAAGGTCTTAGAGACTACCAAGGATGGACACACTATCCAGCGATACGACAATGTAAACCCAGAGGCTAGCGACTATAAGCAAGTCCTCTCTGTGGCTCGTTTCTTTGCTAAGCTTGGGGAGGATGTCGAGATACTTCCTAATATGCAACGTGGCGCAAAAGCCTTTGATTACAAGGAGATCTTTGCAGATTTAATAGGCACACAGTATGAAGACAAGACTCCCGACCTACGTTGCACCAAAGATGGCGTAAGCGTGTACCGAGAGGTAAAGGGGTACGAAAAGGGGACAGATGGCAAGCGTGCTCTAAAGAATATGCTTAATAGAGGATTAGAACAATCAGATAGGATCATCATTCAAAGGCACCCCGACTGGACTGAGAACTTCGTAGCAAGATCTATTTCCAACAAGATTAAGAAAGGGGTGAAAGTTCAGGAGGTGTGGATAATGGAAGACAACCTCGAGTTAACCCTCGTCTATAAAAAGACAGAAGGCTAACACTTACAAGAAGTGCTAGCCCCTGCGGGCGAAGAATAGCGGCATTACCCGGGTAATCCTCATAGACTCTTTCGAATCCATTGCAAAGATAGCAACTATATCTGAGACAAGCAAATAAGTAGAGAGCCACGGGGAGCGATTGTCCTCGTGGCTCTCTGTCGTATAGGCTCTCAGTGCTAGCCTCTCGGGATCTGGTCGGTCAGCGTGCGCAGGAGTAGGAAGAGGTTGAAGATGAGCTCTCCGTCGTACTCTCCTGAGGCGATGGCGTCTTGTGTCACATCGAGAAGCGCCCCGGTGACAGCGCGTAGCTCTCTGCTGGGCAGGGAGAGGTAGATGAAGCCGTCGGGGGCTGTGGCCCGTTGGCTGTTAGCTGTTGGCTGGAGGCTGTCGGACTCTCTTTTAGTCTGTCTCTCCATGGCTACTCGTCGGCTTGATCCTCTTTGTACTGCTTGACGATCTCCTGGAAGATGTCCTGAAACATGCTCATCACCTCGACATTGCTGAGTGCTCGGCGGGTTAGGGTGCGCTTGAGCTGCTCTTGGCTGCCGAAGAGGGTGCAGCGGGCGTTTGCGTCGTCCTCGATGATGAGGAGTGCATGGCGTGTGGACCAGTCGCCCTCGAGGTACCATCTGTTGATCAGGTCGCCTAGCTCGCTGGCGCTCATCTGGCTCACCCGGCGGGTGATGTATTGCTGTGATATACGTTGTATTAGGTTCATAGTGGTGTGTGGGATTAAAGGTTATCAAATAGGGGTGCTGTGAGTGCCTCTTGGCGCTGCTGTAGCTCCGTGCGGGCTACGATGTAGTGGGCGAGGGGCTCGTCGCAGTAGCTCATCTGATAGTAGACCATCGTGCGGTCGGGGTAACGCTCGGTGTAATGATCTATCTTGGGGTACCTAGAGCCTGTCACGCTCTTGAGGAGTGCTTTGAGCGGGTACCAAGCTCGGCCCCGCATGATGATCGGCTCGATGCCAGCGATGGGGGTGGGCTCTTGGCGGCTGGTCGCTAGCATTTGACTTGCCTCGTCGAGCTCGGCAAAGCGGCGGCGCAGCTCGTGCATCTGATTGCTGACGCTCTCCATGAGTCGTGCTGTGCGGCGTAGGTAGGTGCCGGAGGGCTGGCTGTTGGGGGTTGGCTGTTGGCCGTTAGCTGTTGGCTGCTCGCCAGTGCGTAGTGCCTTGAGGAGAGCCTTGACGCCTGCTTTGAACTGACGTGCTACGGGCTTGCGCGACTGCATCAGCACTTCGTAGAGACCCTGCTCGGTTAGTAACCACATCTCTCGTCTCTGACCTGAGGTAAAGATTGTTTCCCTCAGCTTTTCATCTTCGTCCACCATGTCTATCATTACGCTGGCTTTTGAGTGATCTAAGATCTCCGCGACCTCCTTAGCGAGGAAGAGTGGCTCGGCAGGGGTGCCGTAGACGGAGAGGGAGACGCCACAGAGCTGCGTGGTCTGCAGTAGCTCGGTGAGCTGTGGGCGTGCGGTGTGCTCGTTTTGTGTCTGAGCTGGACGGTTGTCTTGGTTATATGACATAACTGTTTGGTATAAAAAAGTGGATACTCGCCTGTCCTGCTGTCAAAACCACCAAGCGGGTATTTGTGCGCCATTACAGCTAACACACAGGGGTGCGAGTATCCAGTGATTGGATTCGATTACGTGCTGGACGGGTATAAAAATAGCCCTCGACCTATGTAGTGGTGAGGACTTTACACCGTCCTCTTGGTGGTTTTGACACTGCAAAGATAGAGAAAGCATTTGAATTGTGCAAGAGAATGAAAGTTGCTACCTTTGCGTAGTCGCTATGCCCTAAAGGGCTTTTAACCACTCATTAATATGGATATAACTACTACTCCACCTCCATACAATCCTGTCAATGCTCATGCTCAGGTAGTCATAAGAGCCGTGGCTAATATGATCTATGCTAGGCAGCCATCGACTATATCCGATCTTTATAAAGAGTCTCTTGAGGACTTTAATAAACTCATATCTATAAGAGAAGAGCATGGGGATACTTACTACAACCAACTGTTTGACTCTATCCGAAAGACCTATCTATATAGAGATGTGTCTCTAGGAGGTGCCTCCTACGAGCAGGAGCGCGCTCTACATAGAGCCATCATACAGCTATCTTATCCCTACATCGATGAGTGGCAGTGGGAGGTGGCAGAGCTGGCATTGGAGAGCCTCAGAAGGTGCTGTGACAGACATTGGCATAAGGTGCTAGAGCTAAAGACTGTGCGAGCTAAGAGTGCCCACAGACAGACTATCTGCGATGAGTGTATCGCTACGAGAGACTTCGTACTAGGTATGGATCAGATCCAGGACTCTCTGCAGAGCAGGATACTGACGGATATCGATATACTACTCACTCTATACACGACATCACTATGCAACTAGATAGTCGCTCTATAGAGCATGAGCTGGCGCGTAAGCTGGCGGTGATTATGTCGAACGAGACAGAGGCGGCCTTCAAGAGTAAGGTGTGGAACGGTGTGCGGTGGGCTCCTGTGCGTGTGCCTAATCCTAAGGGGTCGCTGATGATCCGTGATAGTCATTTGCGCAACTCCCTGAGCTTTGTGGCTCGTGGTAATGTGGTGGCTGTGTCGTCGTCTATGCCGTATGCTTCGCTGCATAATGAGGGTGGTCGTGTGGTGGTGCCGGTGACTGATAAGATGCGTCGCTACTGGTGGTGGCAGTACCGCAAGAGTGGTGGTCGTGATGTGCGCTACAAGGCTATGGCGCTCTCTCGCAAGTCTCAATGGACTATCTGTGTGCCACAGCGACAGTTTGTAGGGGTGACGGAGCAGACCGATCGACAGCTAGAGGCTCAGCTGGATGAGATGCTGGGAGATCTGGATATAAGGCTTTAGAGGTTAGAGGGGGTGCTGGAAAATAGACAGCTGTCTTTTGATTGATAGATAGGTGTCTATTGAATGATAGACAGGTGTCTATTTTCCAGCACCTCTAAACTCTAACCTCTAATTTCTAACCTCTATCCTCTCAAGGGGTCAGGTGGTGGGGACATGCGTGCGGTGTACTGGTCTCGTATCTGCTGGTGTGTGGTGGCACTGCGTGCGAGGAAGTCGGTGATGTCGGTATGTGAGGGTACCTGGCGGTCTAGCTGCTCGTCGAGGTAGTTGAGCTCGCTGCGGAGGGTGTGTCGCATCTCTTCGATGGTCTGTACCATGATGCGTATCTCGGGGGGTGTGGGTGTGATGTGTCTCATTTGTGTGTGGTGGGGTTAGAGGTTTGATATGTTGAGTGGTACGATGGTCCAGGTTTGTGTGGAGGGGTCTTTGACCTCAAGTCTTACGAAGCTGCGTGATATCTCGGGCTGGTAGCTGTCTTGTATGATCTGGACTCCTCGTATGAACTGTGGGTCTCCGACCTCCTCGGCTATCTTGCGTAGCTGTAGTACGCGCGAGGCTTTGATCTGACCCTTGCTATTGCGTGAGAGTAGCTGCATGACGGCCTTGACGAGTGCCTGTGAGTCTTGATCTCGCGCTAGGCTCTGTATGTAGGTGGTGACGAGCTGTATGCCGTCCTCGACGGTGTCTCGGTAGCTGTCGATGGTGTAGTTGCCGATGGTGATGCGCCGGGTGCTGTCGGAGTTGGTGAAGGTGTGTGTGTACTGCCCTTGTGGCTTGGAGAGACCGAGTGTCTCGGTCTTCATGTCGATGACTGATCGGAAGTTGCTCATGACGGTCTCCTTGATGGTTGCCATGTCGGTAGATAGCTGTGTGAGCATGTCTGTGGCTGCGTCTATCTCGTCGTCGACGAGCTGTGCGTAGGTGTCTCGTAGCTCTTTGTCTCGCTGGTCTCGCTGGATGCGTGCCTGATAAGCTCTGAAGGCTGCTAGCTCTTCGGGTGAGATGGTGGTCTCGGGAGCTGTGGGGACTTGTGTTTGGTCTGTCTGTGTCATAGTTTTGTACTGTTTGGATTGATATTATGATTGTTTGGGTGGTAGCAGGGGGGAGGTTTGGTCCTGTCTCTGCTGCTGTATGAATCGTATGTCTCGAGCCTTGCGTGTGAAGGCTCCGTATAGCGCTCTGAGCTTGTGGGGGGGTATGTCGTTGTATCGTGTGACGCCTGCTGCTCTGGTGGCTATGGACTTGATGAGCGCTATGTTGGTACGCTGGTATCCGATGAGCTCGATGTAGGCTCCTATGGCGGCTATGAGTCTCTTGCGTAGGGGGTCTAATGCGTTACGGCCGTCTCGCTTGGCTAGCTCGCTGGAGAGTGTGCTGCAGAGCTCTATGAGCTGTGGCTGTGTGAGCTCTCGTGAGGATGTGACTCCGAGTGATGCTAGGAGTGTGGCTCTCTGGTCTTCGCTCATGGCGAGCATGCTGGCGAGTGTGTGGTACTGCTTGATGAGACGCTTGTGTGTGGCGTCTAGTATCTGCTCTGAGGGCTTGCTCATGGTAGTAGGTCTAGGTGGCTGATGTGTAGGTGCTGGCAGGGATTGTCTGTGGAGATGCAGCCGCCATTGACTGCTAGCTCGTACTCTAGGTACTCTCTGAGCTGGCTGTCTGATGTGGCTATGGGAGCCTGTATGGTTACGGTGAGTGTGACGGTGCGTCTGTGTGGTATGATGCGCTGCTGTGGTGTCATGTGTCTATAATGCTTTAGTGGGTGAGTATTACTTGTTCTGTCGGGTCTCTTGCTGGGCTTTTGTGATGGCGTAGACGGCTCGCTTGACTTTGCGCAGGTCGTGCTCGGCCTCTCGTACTATACGCTCTATGTGTTGTGAAGATGTGATGCCGTTGGTCTGGCATACGGCTGCTATGTCTTCGTCACTGATGAGTGGTAGGGCTATGCACTTGCGTCCTAGTCGGCTCCATATCTCTTCGTACCCGCGCTTGCCTAGTCTCATGCCTCGCTCTAGTCGGCGCTTGAGATAATTGGTGGATGAGAGTACGATGCCGCATCGCCACTCGAGAGCGTTGTAGATGGAGATGAAGAAGTAGAGGACCTGGTCTGTGAGCTTGTCGGCCTCGTCGAGTATGATGAGCGGTCTCTCCTGCCGGCTGAGCTCGGTGATGATGTCGTCGACCATCTCTGAGACGGTGGAGCCGGCACTGTCTACCCCGATGACCTGTAGCACTCGGAGCATGAAGCTCCTCCGATTGAGATACTCGGCACAGGTGATGTGGTAGACGTTGCGCCCTTCGTAGGCATATCGTCTCATGGCTTCGGTCTTGCCCGATCCGGCATCACCTGTGATGGCGAGTACGAGGCTGTCTTGCTGTGCGTGCTCTAGGAGGAAGAGCATGGTCTTGTAGGCTCCTGTCTCAGCTATCTGCCATCCGGTCTGATCGGTGGTGGCTAGCTGTGCTGAGAGTGTGCGCCAGAGGGCGTCGGAGATGTCTGCGTCTTTGCCAGATAGGATCTTGGAGATGGTGGCACTGGAGACTCCCTGGAGTGTCTTGGAGGCTTTGTTGATCGACCCTCTGCGCTCTACATAAGCGCTGAGACTGGCTGTGATGCGGCTCTTGGTCTCTGGGGTCATAGTGGGTTGTGTCATACGGTCTATTTGTATAGGTACATATATATAATGTGTCTTGTCACCATAGGAGGTCGTAGGGTGTGTCTGTCTGTGTAGAGGTCTCTACCTCGAGTGTCTCTAGAGGCTCGTCGGTATAGTCTGCCTCTAGAGGATCGGGTCGTAGCTCACGTGAGCGCTCGTCTTTGTGCTGCCCCTTGCTGTCTACGAGTACGAGTCTGCCTAAGAGACCTTTGATCTGCTCGTGCCCCTCGAGGGGGAGCTGCTGCTGTGTGGTATTGATGACGGCTGCTGCTCTCGTGCGGTGGTCGAGTAGCGCCTGACGGGTGTCGCGCTCTAACTCCTTATTGTAGGTCATGACTCGCTCTAGCTCTCGTGCATCTCCTTCGGTGCGCTCGATGAGTGCCATGGGCTGTACATATTTCTCCTGGAGCATGTAGCGGAGTGTGCCCTCGGGATTGACCGCTAAGACCTCGGAGAGGTCGTCGGGATCGTACTTGATGAGCCAGCGCTCACTGCTGTGCTCTCGCCATGAGCGGTCGAAGGTGTCGTACTCTCTCCTGATGCCTAGCAATGTGGGGCGCACTCCTTGTGGTGATATGGCGAGCGTGCGCTGGGTCGTCTCTCCATAGTGTAGCAGATAGCTCTCGCGACTGAGCGGTAGACGATGCTGTGCGGGGAGTGCCTCGAGGAGCTCCATATACTCATCGTGCTTGAGTGTGCGCTCCTGCTCTATGATGTGAGAGATCTGTGCGATGATGCCCTGGCGGTCGGGAAACTGCTTGCGCAGGGCATTGAGGGCATCTACGTTGGGCTGCTTGCCGTCTCGTGTCGTGATGCCTTTGCCAGCCCAGTTGCTATAGGTCTGGCAGTAGGTGGTGTTGAGGTAGTTAAAGTAAGCCTCCACGGGCTTAGCCTTGGCATTGCGTACTCTAGCTGGTGTGACCCGCTCAGCTACGGCAGCATAGAGCGGTGACAAGGTTTTGATAGCGTAGTGGTCGCTCTGTAGCTGATTGGTGCGGAGCATTTGCCCTGTGAGCTCACGGGTGTGCAGGAGGGCATTGCGGAGTGCCTCCTTGATGAGGGCTGGCGACTCGTGCTCGCCGATCGCATAGCCTATGGGATAATTACACGATACGTCTAGCACGACTACGACTGTCATACGATTGTGATAAGTCGTGACGCGCTTGCCATTGGTGCTCTGATAGAGTAGCTCGCAAGTCCATCCGTCCATACTCCACATAGCTAGTGCCGAGGTGGGACGCTTGCGCCGTACTGTCATAGTCTGCTCACTCCTATATCTAGTCTCACCCTTACGCCCATAGGCTATGAGACTCTGATGATCGATGCGCCAGGTGCGTACTGTGGAGGCACTAATCTGTGGCCATGACTGCTGGTCTGAGATGACGTTGTAGAGGCGAGCAACCATCGTATCGTCTAGATTATTGTAGTGTGAGAGCAGGTGCAAGAGGAGTGATACTTGCTCCTCGCTATCGACCTTGCGAGCATTACTATTGCGATAGCCTCGATGTATCAAACTCTCGTAGCCTTGCGACTGGTAGAGCTGACACTTGCGCTGTAGGCTACGGGGATTGGTCGGCAAATCGTTGACCCAAATATCCCGCAGACGCAAGGCACTCTCTGCCGCTTGCTGCCAAAAGGACTGCAGACTCACCTTACCCTGCGATTGTAGCTGCTTGAGGAGCTGGATGATCGCATTGAGTACGGCGCAGTTGACCGCATAAAGCTGTTGCCTAGCAATGGGTAGATGCACTCCAGGCGACACCTCATAATCACTATAATAGCGTACCGCAGCACTATCTATCTCGATCAACTGGCTCAGTGGCTCCGTAGCTCGCTCCTCCGCCTCCCTATCACTGATGCGCTGGTACACCTGCACTCGGATAGATTCGGGCAGACTCTCTACATCATAGAGTGCCTCTCGACCATTACCACCCGTCTGCACCCGACGCACCCGTCCTCGCTGACAGAGCTTGTACAGCCTGTCTGCGCTCATAAACGGGACAATGTCAGAGTGCCTCACTCGGCAAGGTGCAGTGCTGAGCATAGCTTACTGGAATGAATTGTGCAAGTACACTAGAAGCAAACTCGTCTCTCCTCTACCCTCGCTGAGTCGGTCTCTCGTCAGCCTCGAAGCTCCGACTCGCACGACCTGACTCTGCGACGGGATAGTCGTTCAAGTACTGAGAGACTATCTTACGCACCATAGTTGATGACAGCTTGTACTCCGCAGCTAGTAGCGTATAGAGCTGATTCTCACTCATCTGAGCCTTCTTATTCGTCCGATGCTTACAGTAGCTGTAGTAGATGTCGCTATTACGTCTATAGCGAGCTAAATCCGATTGTGGTATTAGTATTCTCATTTTTCCTACCTTTGTTGTAACCAATAGTTCTAACCTTTGGTGCAAAGGTAGGAAGTATTTTCGAATCACGCAAGTAAACTCGCAAGTATTTTGCAATCATTATGCAGACGTTGAAAGATAGACTCCAGTGGCTCATTGATCGTGAGGGAGTTACACGATATAGACTTAGTCAAGCGACAGGGATATCACAATCGACATTCACTCGGATACTATCAGATGAAGAGGGGAAAACGACGATGATCAGACGCAACATAGATAAAGTCGCAAGCTATTTTGAAGTATCCTCAAAGTGGCTTGAGACAGGTCGTGACGACTCTCTACAGGCACTAGAGGAAAACACTCCCCATCAATTGACAGAGGAGGAGCTGACCATTGCGAATAATATGGGGCTGGTCTTAATACCAGAGTATGAAGAGCCATTTAGAGGAGGAAACAACGGAGAGCCTCTATTGGACGATGGCAACGCAGTCATAGGATATTGGACACTCAATGGTATCAAAGCCGATATGATTATCCCCGTATCAGGCAACTCAATGGCTCCGACCTATCCCGCTGGCTCTAGACTAGCAGTCAAGAGGCAGTTCTTCCGACCAGATGAGCCCTACTCAATTCCATTCGGAGAGATCTTCGCTTTTACATTAAAAGGCGAAGCTCCTGAAGACGCTGCCTTTGGCTTCGTTAAGAGACTACGCAAGCACCAAGACCCAGAGCGAGCTCACTCATACTGGATCGCTCACTCAGACAACCCAGACTATGATGACTTCGAAATACGTATCACCCAAATCGGAAGTCTCTGGCGCGTACTTGCAGGTATCACCATAGGATCATAAGCCCATCTCACATTCGATCAACTGCTAACGCCACACTCAACAGACTGCTCACACCAGGCAAAATCGGCTGAATGAGCAATCGCTGATAAGTTATAAGGGTAGCTCACAGATTTAGTTTGACCTTGACGCAGCACCACTCTCTATCCATTTACTCCCATCTCTAAATCCTCACTGGACTAGAACAATTCATATGCGACATTTTGTCACTCTCGCTTAGAGTTGCACCGCACTAACCACCTATCGTTGTCCAACCAACTGTCCAACCAACTGTCCAACCAACTCCAAGACACCGCCCGATTATGTTTAGTTCACAATCGCCACCTCTTAGCCATTTAGCTCTTCACTCCCTCTGATATTGACGACTCATTTAACGACCATGCAGATCCCCCTAAACGCCTTATAAAAGGTCGCCCAAATGCCTCCAAATAGCCTATAAGAGCGTGTCAGCAACATCTAGCACGCATTAGTTCACCCACTTTAATGCGCACTTCACCCATTACTTTAATGGTGCTTTAACAGTGCCGTTAAATATTCAAGCCAACTTCAAGTCAATTCAAGCAAAATGTACTTTTCGTTTTGCATAAGGTAGCCCTCTCTCTGCTAGAAATTCGTATCACAACAGGCTAACAATCATACGATTATAAGATCACACAATCAATATCTACTTCCTAGGCTATTGTACTTTTTGTTTTCTCGCCCCTA